TCCTCTATTGTTGCCATTAGTTGAACCAAGAGCGGCTCCACCGGCTAAAGAAGCAAGTTTAATGGTCATTGGGTTAATAATACTCTTATTGCCCTCTTGAATAACACGGCGGTGTAAGGCCTTTTGGAAAGGAATAATACGTGCCTCCTGACTAGTCAAATTCCCTACTTCTGGTGCAGCAGTTGCGATATGTGTATTAAGGTTATTACGAAGCATAAGAGAGGCTTTCTGATAGCCATCTGTCAGGGTTCCTTGGCTTCTCTTGTACTTAATGTCTTTATCAATAGTCTGACGGAAAGAGAGCGCATCTTCTGGAGTCATATGCGCTTCATCTTGACCCTTAGCTGTAGGACGAGCTTTGGCTTCTGCTTTCCAATGTTCGAGAGCATCTTTTGCATCTTGATATGAGGCAGTGGATAGCTTCCTTTTAACTGGGTCTAGCATTTCCTTATCTAAGGCATCCTGAGTATCCTTTAAAGGCCCATTAGTGAACTTGATTGACCGATTCTGTTGTAAAGGACCCTGCATAGGCGCTTCTGAAGACTTTGCGAATGGGTTTAGTAAACTTCCATCTTGGTTGCTTAACTTCGACCCTAGCTTAGAGAGGAAAGATTGTTGGACCTTGCCATTCTCTATCTGTGGGATGCCTGCATTCATCATCTTAGTCTGTAACTGAGTAATCTGAGTCAGTTTATCTTTAGCAGACATATCAGACCATTGCTGCCTAGGCGTAGCTGTTGTGGCGTCTGGTTTAGTTGGAAAGAGGTCCAACATCCCTCTTTGACCCTTTAACTTATCCAGTACCTTGTTACTCTTCTCTGCTCCAAAAGCCTCATTAAGAAGTTTTTGGTCTGCTTTAGTATATCCCTTATCTTCAATTGCTTGTGGAATAGGCGAAGAGCGTAAGGCAGCTTGTTTAGAGGCTAAAGAAGACAAACTAGCTTCTTTACTTGAGCCATTTACATCAGACATTGCTATTTGTTGAGGAGTAGCAGCAGATGAAACGGATGCGTTCCTCCGTGCAGTTGCTTCAGCGACACGTCGCGCCTTATCGGCATCAATTAAAGCAGCTTTTCTAGCAGTCTGTTCTTCTTGACTAAGCGGAAAGTACCCGGGAGTCTTAGTAGAGTTGACTGGGGTGGATGTTTGTTGCACTTGAGGAACTAAATCAGAAAGATTGTGTTCTGGCGCTTGAATTGGCGTCTCTTTAATAGGCGCACTTCCGGGGGGTGGTGCTACCTTAGGACCTTTAGCTGGATTAAAGGTATATGAAGCCTGTTTAGCAGCTGCAGTACGTTCAGTGTTCAACTGATTCATCTTAGCATCAGTTATTGCCTGCGCCTTATCAAGACCCCCGGTCTTGGGTACTAATCCTTCTTCAAGTGCTGCAGTAAAATTAGGTGGGTTTGCTGCAGTCTGTTCGCTATAAGTAGGACGAACTGCTTTTTGTAGAATTTTTGGAGCTACTTCACGTAACTTATCCCCAATTTTACCCCCAAGTAAACCAAGCCCCGCTGAAGAGAGTACTTCTGCTGCTGCTTCTTTAGGTTGTAACTGTTCACCAGAACCAAGATGTTGTGCCTGATGCATTCCAGCTGAAACACCCCCTAGGGTTGCACCTTCAGTAAGGTATTTGAGTGCATTTGACCCAATCTTACCTATCTGCATTGCTTTAGTCGCTGCAACTCCACCCAAAGAAGACGCTAGGACATCCGGTGTCATCTCACCAGCTAATTGACCTAATGACCTATTCTGATTGTAGTCTGCAATCGTCTGCTTCTTGTCTTGTGCAGACCCTTTAGGCGCAAGACCAGCAAGTTCAGATAGCTTGCCCATTCCGGGGAACTTATAAGCGAATGCGCCTACACCGGAACCCATTTGTTCTCTTAAAGGTAAGTCAGAGATAGCTTGTTTCTGTGTCTCTTGCACGGACTGTTGTTGTGCTTGAGGATTATTGAACAAGGTTGAAGCTTTTTCATTGCCTGGGTACTGCTGAGGAGGAAGACCTGCTAAGTCTCTCGTATCTAATTCTGGAGTTAAAGGAGCATTATTATCTTTTACACCACCTAATTTAGTTAGATAGTTATCAAAACGAGAGAGATGTTCTTGTCCTTCTGGAGAGATGCCTTTTTTCCAATCTTTACCGTACTTCTTCTCATATCTTCTAACTGCGTTTGGCCCATCGTGATAGGCTACAACTGCCTTATCCATATCTCCACCAAAACGAGAGTAGTTCTGAGCGATATACTTACTCATTCCACTGATATTTTGGTTTGGGTCAGTGGCATCTACAACACCGAGCTGTTTTGCAGTGCTAGTAGTTAATTGACCTAAACCAGTAGCAGAGGTAGCATCATTAGTAGACTCTGGACTAACATCCTTATTTGATTCAACAAGAATCATTGCCCTGATTATGTTAGGGTCTAGCCCATTCTCTGAGGCATGTTTAGAAATAAACGGGTCAAAAGTGCTCATTTTCTTCTTACGAATCTCAAAACTACGGTCTGCATTCGAAATATGTGGAGTTGGAGGTAAGGAAGAACTATCAGGTATACGTTCACCATTAGAATCATACTGTATTGGGCTAGTTTGAGCGGCTTCTAGTACTCGCTCACCATTTTCATCATAGTTCATTGTTTAAGCCCCCACTTAGTACCATCGAATATCATTGGGTCACCATGAGAGTTTGTTCTTTTATCACCTGCTTTATACTTTGCAGTTTGCTGAGTAGGCGTTTGTTGCCCACCTAGCAAGGGGTCTTCTCTATACCCTTGCTTAGTAGTATATTCTTGAGAGATCTCACTATTCATTTTTAAAGCTTCTGCTTTAAAGTTCTTTAGTTTCCAATCACGAATAGGTGGAGAGTCATCAAGCTGAGGTATCCAGGGGCGGAGTCTCGGAATTTCATTAGCCGTTATACGTTGCCCATTCACTGCTTTCATCTCTATAGACCCAATACGAGCTAATAACTGCCTTCCTTGAGTACCTTCGGGGTCTATCTGATTAGCAACAATGTTACCCACTCCTAAAGGTAAAGAGTTTAATAGGGAGTAACCGGCACCGGTATGTTGACCTGGTTTTGCAAAGGCAGTTTGAATTTGATCAATAAGACCAAGTTGATTTTGGTTATCACGAATAGTGCTCTTAACTGTCTCTGGTATCTCTTTTAATGGTTGAGTGATAGGTGCGTTTCCTGGTCCCATAATAGGGGTGCCTGTAGGTTGTGCACCAGACTTAGGAAGGGTATAGGCAACTGGCCCATTAGGTCCTTGAGTAATACCTACTTGTGGAGGAGCACCTAAACCAAGATTTACTGGAGACATGTCTTTCTGTTTCTTACTAGGCAATAAGTAGTAATTACCATCTAACCCAACTTTAGTATCAAAGTCCCCCTGATTTAGCTTCTGTTGTGCCATACGCTCTGTGCTACGTTCCCCAGCAGTAAGCGCATTCATACGCCAAGAATGGATAAGGTCATCACTATATGGTGGCATATCATGGGTAGCATAACCAGATTTAGTAAGAGTAGGAATTAGATGGTTATCATAATAGTCTTTCCGTTTTTCTGATGGTAGACTAGCCAGGGTTTCAGCTTCTTCCCCAAACATCTGGGTATGCTTATCTTCTTCATTCTTTGCTCGTTTAGTAGCCAAGTCTGTTAGTGCTTGGTCATGTTCAGACTGTTGCCGAGTATTCTCTGCATTAGCTCTATCATTCGCTTGGCCTGCGTAAAGCGCTTGCTGATGCTTAAGCATCATATCCTGTTGCTGCATTTGGTGGTCCTGTTGCGCCTTCATTGACGATGTAAAGTCATCCACTAAAGAACTGGGGTCAGCAACTTTGACCCCCATTATAATATTCGGGTCTAACTGTGTCATACCATTCCACCTGATACTGCAGTTTTTGCACCATTCGCAAAGGCCCCAAGTCCTGCCCCGACTATTTTACTGCCAGCAGAGAGTGCATTCTGTGTAGCCGCAGTAGTAGCATTTACACCACTAACTATACCTGCAGAGGTAGCATTCACACCTGATAAGGTATTGTCATTCATATTATTTGTAGCAGAGGTGTAGGCATTTTGATTCTGTCCCGTTGCATTTGTGCCAAAACCAGCTAGAGTAGACAATCGACTAAACCTATCTGTTAAAGCAGTTCTACCCGCATTCTGTTTATCACTATACTGACCATATTGAAAGTTACGATTAGTATTAGCTTGGTTTATACCGGCAGTCTTTGCATCGCTATATTGCCCATATGCACGACCATAGGCTGCGCCATACTCATCTGAAGCCATTTGACCACTTTCATTCGCTAAAGCACTAAGAGTTGCACCAGAAAATAAGCTCCCTCTAGCTGCAGCAGAACGCTCTATTGCTTGTTGTGCCTGTTGCTGTCTAAACTGGTACCCGGGGTCTTCTTTAAAATTAAAGTTAAATCCTGGGTCCTTATACTGTCCTGGGTCTTGAAATTGCCCCACTGGTGCAGTAAAGTCTCCATTCTTCATCCCAGTAGAAAGGTCAGATAAAGCGCCTAAACCTGCTTGTCTCCAGGGTTCATTAGCTGCAGTGATCTTGTCTAAGTTGTCTTGTTGTAACTTATTAGCATCCTTTGTGCCTTGTACTTGAACTGCTGCAGCATCTCTAATCGCTCTCGCTTGTGGTCGTCCTGAAAGAGTAGAGGCAAGTCCACTTATTCCATCTGTTACGCCTTTTTTGCCTAGTAAGGACAAACCTAAAGTAGGGACTGCTCCTCCATAAGCAAGGGTATCTCCTGCCACATTCCCTGTTTTCCTTAGAATAGATTTGACTCCCATTAGAAGACCTCCACTATTTCATAAAAGACTGTGCTCGTATCTGTTCCAGAGGAGCTCATTATCGTGAACCCAACTCCTGCATTCAATACTATTGAAAGAATACCTGGGGTACCACTAGAGGTCTGCGCAGTTAATCTAATCATACTAGTGGACTTTATTTTAGTATTAGCAATAACTTTAGTACCTCCAACTAAAGTAGCTAAACCAGATAAAGTACTATCATACCTATTTAATAAGCGTACGGCATATCTAGAAAGTTCATATAGCCAATTTAACCAGTCATTAGTTAAAGTAAGCTTTTCCTTAATTACCACTGCACTTGATTGAGGTAAAGGTGAGAGGTATGTAGCCATTAGTGCTCCCCTATCGTAATACCTATCTCAGCTGAGATAATCCTAAATGGAACTGGGTCATTAATATACACTTCGTACACTCTTACTTTAGAGCAACCTTGATTACTAAAGATAATTGACTTTCTATACTCGCCTATTTTACCAATAGACCTAGTGTGGTAATTACTCCAGGTATGCCCATTATCATTAGACCATCGTACTGATATACGAGGGGTATTCCCATCTACAAGACCAACACCCATTTGTATATCCAATTCAAATTTATGGAAAAATATTAACCTACGTCCTTTTGTTAAACAAGGAGCGCGTCTATACCGTATTATGGGAGCAGTATCATCTGTATAGGTAGTTAATGAGTACTCATAAATCTTCCCGTTTTCAAAATCCCCCACTAAATTTTTACCAAAAGCAAGAATCTGATTCGCTGCCCTATGCCTAGTTACAATCTGTGTAGTAGGGTTTCTATAAGCGAGTTCATGCCAAATGTCACTTATTAAGTCATATGCATAGGTCTTTTTAGCAGTCGGAAAATTTAACACATAGACTTGATGACCAGGAATTTGGTAACTCCAAGAAGTAGCATCCGCTATAGTGTCTTCACTCTGAATGAGTCTTTCTATCGCAGTAGTGCTAATTCTTACCGCCTGCAGTCCTTGAGACATCCATACTATCCCAAAACCTTCTTTTGAACTCCCTAACCAAAAAACGTTCCCTTTAAATGACTGAAGAGAGTACGGTGCGAGTAACCCAACTGCATAGGCTGCTCCGGAAATTCTCTGAAAAGGTAGTGTAGCATCCCCCGTATTGTGGAAAACCTCATAACTATTTGCTCCAAAAATCCAAACTTCTCTCCCATTTACAATTAATCCATTAATAGGGTCGGGGTTACTCTCCACCCCAAAAACATCTTTTGCTGACCAAGAGGTAGTATTTGCTACATTTACTGGGGATATTTGGCATTGATGTGTTAATTTACCTGTAGCGTTATCTGTGACCACTGTAATAAAGTATTGGTCTAAAAAGGCTATAAACTTAGTACCTAAAAATCCTGGCGTATTGAAATCTAGATTACGAGTAGTTCCATCCGCAAAAGTGTAGCTTGCTAAACCATACCCATCCCCTAATCCTCCTCGTCCTCCTGCATTATCTGTTACCACAACTAACATTAAGGCGTTATCTGCCATTTGGTAATTGAATAGCGGGGAGGGTATACCAGAGGCATTACGTAAATTAACTATATATGTAGCTACTGGGCCTTCAGTGAGCTCTAATAATCGCTCAGCTACGATAATGAATACTCGCCCATTGCCACAAACATGCATTGCTTGTATAGGTTGTCCAGCTAAAGACTGCAGGTCTGCTCCTGGTGGAGTAAACGTTGCTGCATCCCAATATGTCAAGAGTCCGGGGGTTTCTTTTAAATAAGACTCATTACGTCCTGTCCCTGTTTCTATCTTTTCAACTATCATATTAACACATCTCTGGCAATCTGCATTAAGAGAGGCTAATGTGTAGGTTGGACCTACAATAGATAGGAATGGTTCAAAGTCCATTATTGGTCCGTATTCGGGTTATAAGTCGTAGACCTAGTATTCTTAGGCAAAAATCTACTTGAAAGAGTCATGGTGGAATTTTTAGTATTCTTTCTTTTCACATTCAGTTTAGACTTCATATACTGTTCGCTTATTTGCGGCATCATTTCACTTCGACCATACTTAATACAAAGCCTCTCACTAAGCCCATATACGAAGCAATCTTCTACCCCTAAAGCGAGAGGAACATCATTTGCAGTATCTAAGATACTATCAAAAAGGTTGTTACTCAAAATACGTAACGAACCAGAAATAGGCGTTGGCCAAATATATAGATTACCATTTGGGCTAATCGGTTGATACGCAGCCATGGTGGGGTACTGTATGCCAACCGTGCTTTTCTGTAGTATATTGGCATAGTCCTCATACGCAATAGGTGATACAGCTCTATCAAAATTTGCTGAATCCCTATAAGTGATACTAATAAGTTCTACTGGTCGCACCATTACCAAGTCAGCACCAGTAGGGCCGATTTGATAGAGTATCTGACCTGCAACCAAAGGTAAAATGTCTATTTTACTATAATAGAGCATTAGGTCTTCTAAGCACCATTGCTGTAGCATACTATTGGCTTCATCTAATGCTTCTAATGAGTCATTAGCATCTGCAGTTTCACCTGAGGCCAATACCCCAACTATACGCAGTGATCTAGAGATTAAGTCAATAGCTAAGGCCATTATGCACCCTTTGTAATGACCAGGGTTATCGTGGTACTACCAATAGCGGCCATAAAGAAGCAGTTGTTAGGCACGATTACATAGAGTTCTTTACCTGCTAAAATAGCTATATCTGTAGCGATTACTGCTGCAACAGATATTAGATTTCCAAAGTTAATATACACGATACCCGTTGCGTGTGTATTCAGAAGACGTAACGTTTGCCCAGGTAGTACTGCAATATTCCCCGTAGTACCCGTAACACCAAGATTTTGTGAATCTACTTGATTCGGAGATAACATACCTGGTAGAAATGTGCTTGTACCAATCATAGTCCTGCCTGCTTCCTTCCTATTAGAAACGTATGTAAATTGCCTTTATATTCTTTATAAGAGCCATCTTCTAACTTCTTATGATGGTTTAGGGATAAGTCTGGAACTAAGACTATTTCTCCACCAAGTTTTATCCACCTACGACAGAAAGCCATATCCTCACCATACCATACCCCATCATGCGCGCCATGCTGGAATAAGTCAAAGGAGGGTTTTTCTAAGTCACCGTAGGCTAATTCTGGGAAATTCTTCATCATTCTACGTATGGCGTTACGTGTTACTTTTAAAAAACCCGCTGGAACAGTGTGCCCTTGAATAGCTGTATTATCAAAGGTTAGTCTAGGAGTATCGTCTCCATTTACTTTAAATGAGCCCATATACTCTTCTTCATCTTTTTTATAACGGTAGGTCCCTGCAACTACATCCCCTTTAGTCTCGAGAAGATGTAGTAAGTCTTTTGGTTGCCAAGAAAGATCATAATCGATATACACGATAGTGTCTAAATCTTTAATGTCCAATGCTTTGCGAGTCATTGTGGCTCTTGCATGTGAAATATACGGGCAACCAATTTCTTGTATAAAGAAGTCTTCCCACCCTGCTGCCTGAAGTACTGGGATAGACGCCTCTAATGCCTCAATATATGGCGGAGTAGGCGCGATATAAAAAGGTGTACAAATAGCTACTTTCATTTGATTCCAACTCCCATTAAGTTGTAGCAAGGTATACGATTCACAATGGTCTTTGAAAAACCATTGTGAAGGATAGACCGCTCTGAAATCTCTTTATTAGTGTCAATCAAAGCGGTCTCCATATTAAGCTGCGCCTTTCCAAGCGCCTATAGCAGCGAGGGTGTTCATAATCTCAATAATGGCCGCCTTAAGATCAGTGTTTACATCTGTCGAACTAGCCGTTCCCACAAGGGAAGTAGCCTGAGCGGCCAATGCACGCTGGGCAATAGGGGCAGTACCATAGAGACCAACTTTATCCGTAATCGCCCTTCCAATATTGAGCCCATCACTATTGCTGTTGCCAACATAGTTTTGGATATTCGGGGTCTGAGTTCCACCTGCAGTCATTTTATACCATTCCTTTCATTAAGCGTTTAAGATTAAGCAGCACCAGCAACACCAACCATCCATTCAGGACGCATTACGGCCCAACCGAACAGGATATCCATGCGGAAAATCTCCTGATCACTCTGGACGTCGTAAGTGCGAATAACCCGAATAGAGAGGTTCTTTCCACGCTTAATAGAACATTCCTTTGCAGACACAATCGGCATATCCGCAGAAACAAGCGCAATGGCCTTGTTATGCATAGCCCAGTTACGGGAATAGATACCACCAGAAGTGGAACCACTAACCAAGGTAACCGCACTACCACTAACCGCTCCTGCAGTGCTCATGTTCTGATAGTTACCGGAGGTAATGATTTCAGGAGACACAGTCAAGGTGCCAGCCCCACCAGAAAGCGTGATAGCCGCAGTCACGATGAACTGTTGCAGATTACCCGTAGCAGTTCGAGTTCTCAGATTAAACTGATAACAAGCAGCAACCGTGATAATCATACCCACTGTAATCGTACCGGAGGTCGTAGCGCCAGTGATAGCCAAAGAACTGCCAGAAGTAGCTGTAGCACTCAGGGTTCCCAAGGCGGTACCAGTACCAGTGGTGAACTTGGGGCAGTTCTGGGTCATACGGAAGTCAAACCCGAGAGCACTGCCCATTTCACCGGAGTCAAACTGCTTATCCAAAGTAGCTTGCTTGTTAAACAGACCCTTCAAAGCATCGACAGTGGAAATTTCTGCATTCTCATTCAAGAGTGCAATCAGCTGCCCATCCTTAGGTACGGAGTAAGAGTTCAACTTTGCCTTAGCCTGCAACCAGGTCAAGGCACTATTAGGGTCCGTACCTGGAGTACCAACATGGTTATATACCGCCGCCAAAGCAGCCGCATGCCCCTGAAGGTCTACAATGGAAGCAAGTTCCGAAGTAGCGGGGTCAATATAGCGCGAAGAATACTCGTCCAAAGTCAAAGCCATATCGGCACTATTGAAAGGCCAAGCCACATGGCGTTGGTCAGCAACAGTGATAGCACGGGACTTTTCCTGGATATTATTCACTACAAGAGGACGACCAGAAGCAGCCGCCATACGGACTGGTTCACGGACACGAAGAGTGTCACCTATCTTCGCACCAGACTTCTGATAATAGTCCTCATACTGACGGTCAGCAACCGAACCCATTTCCAATGCGTTGTCGAACTTCATCAATGCTTCATTGGTAAGCATATCGATGTTAAGAAGAGTCTGAGACATTGTTTCCTTTTACTTTCCCCCACCCTTTTTACGCCAGGCTGCATAGTCTTCAAGAGACATATTCTCTGGAGACTTCTTAGTAGGTGCTTTATCCCCAATGACCTTAGAGCCAGTAGGGGGGTTAGGTGAAGCTTTTTCCTTTGTATCTGGAGCCACTTTTCGTCCAGTTTGAACTTTTGATTCAAGTCTCCCGATTTCCAGTATTTGTTCCTCTACAGTAAGAGAGATTAATTCATGGGCTTCTTCTTGATTATTAGCCAAGTAATACGCTATTTGCGGACCAACAGGGCTACGCATTACAGCCTTAAGAACACCTGCTTTCATAGGTATATTCGCTGCTTTGACAACCTTTTCATAGTCAGGCATATCTTTAACAGCTTCATCTACCTTATCATTCCAGGTTTCGACTAGAGCTTTGTTGTACTCTGCTTCAGCTTTACCTTGGTCCTTCTCTGCTTGATCTAGCAGAGCTTTAGGCCCACGAATTTTATCACGATAGGTATCTACCGCGTCTCTAAACTCTTCCGGGTTTTTAAAGTCCGAACGTTCTGGAGGTGCTTCACCAGTTACTTCAGTAAGCGTTTCTCGTAAAGATTGGACATCAGCTTCTCTGGAGTGTACCTTAGAGGTAAGTTCCTTAAAGCGACGGTCTAAGCGGCTTTGCTTCTTAGAATGATTTTCTTGTTCAATACGCGCTTGCTCTTTTTGTTCTTCAATCTGCTTTACGACTTCTTCGCCTTCTCCTTCTCCTTCTCCTTCTCCTTCTCCTTCTGTATTAGCATTTTCGACCTTAGTGACTACTTTATCCGTAGTAACTTCTGGTGTTTCGGTTTTGCTTGTATCGATTACTTTATCAGTCATTGGATGCCCCAACGTTAGTATCAGCCTCAGCGGGAGGTAGACCGTTACCCTTGGTCGACGCGGCAGGAGATTGGGTAGGTCCCCCCTGTGCGGTTTCATGGAGTCGTTCTAGAACCTGAGTTATCATTTCTAGTTCATGCTCTAATCCCTGTAATTTCCGAGTGATAAGCTGAATCTGGGTAGAATCATCATGCTCACTTGGTTCTTCTTTACCTTTTTCCTTCTTATTCTCTGAAGAGCCTTCTTTATCAAAAGTCGCTTTATTGGCGGAGTCGATTTTCTTTTGCTTAATTTCAGCCATAGTGGCTAATTCTTTAATATCTACTTCTCGACTCTTTAAATGGACTTCTTTATCTTTAATCGCTAATTCCCCATCACGATTCTTCAACTTCTGTTCTGCATCCTGCTCTTTTGCAATAGCCTCTTGTAGTTGTGCTTTAAGTTGAGTAATAATTTGAGTAGCATGTTGCTCATATGCATCTAACTCGGGGTTATCTTTTTCTCCTTGTTCCTCAGCTGCCAGTGCTTGAGGGGGCACCATTGATTTAAAGCGTTTCGCAATCTTATCCGCATCCTTGATATCGAGATTGCCAACAAAGATATCCATTATTAAATTCGCTGCTTGCGGGTTAGTCTGTAATACGAAAGAGAGCTGCTCAATAGCAGTTTCTCTACGAGTCTTGTCACCAGAAGCTACACTAATTTCAGTATCGAACTTACCGACTCCTAAATCAATCTTCTTAGTAGAGCCATCTTTACCTTGGAAAGCGTTAAGATTGATTACTTTCTGTTGAGAATCATCACCAAGTATGCGAATTACCTGACGATCACTCATAATTCGTTGGAACATATCAATCTGAATGCGTGCACTATGCTCTATACTATCTGCTGCGTTATCCTCGAAATCGAATGTGGACAAATCGCTCTGTGAAGCTCTTGCCTTTATGCCTGCTCCTGAAACCTCATTGCTTTTATTACCCATAAAAGCATCCCCAAGTGCGCTAGTATCTTTGATATCTTTATCAGATAGCATCATATAGCGCTCAATAGTTGGGTCACCAGAAGAAGCATCATTACGTTGTGGGGGCGGGGCTAAATTACCCCCAATAGTGATTGGATTGTACTCTAATTTAGGTAAGTTTACATTATTCGCATTCAACCAATCATTTTCATAACCTTCAAACTGACCTGCTGCACCGATATAAGGCGCTCTTGGAGCCAATCCAATACGTTCAACAAGAAGTGAAGACATAACATTATACATCCTATTAGGGTCCATCGAATTACGTGTAATACCTCGTAAATCAAGTTTCCCATTGATGTACCCCTCTCTTCCAATCAAACGTACAACTGGTATATACTTACTATTGGTTTCAAGGTTCTGTATAACCTTTCCACCACAAAGTTCACCATATCGTACAGTCTTCTTCTGTATCTTACGCTCTGAAACAACATGTCCAGATTGCTTCAGGGTTCCTGAGATATCCTTGTGGATTTCACTCTCGCGTACATATGAACCATCGCTCAATTTGTAGAGCGTATCCTGTTCTCTTTCTTCCCAGTATATCTCTCCATGCTTTATTTCACCATCACTCGGCATCCAGATACTACGTGCGGGGATAATCTGTGCACTATCATAGTCAACATCTTTGCAGAGTTCATCTGCTGCATACTTGCTTATCTCTTCAGAGATAACACAAACAGTAGAATCCGCACCATTCTGATCTTCTGAATCGGGGTCAAAAGATACACTG